CAAATACTAAGTTTTTTTTTACTTTAAAACGGACAATCAAATTCTTCACCCCTAAAACGGTTGCCTTTGCTGGCATTTGCACGGTTTGATAAAATTGTCATATTCCAAATGTGATACCCGTTAATGTTGCAAGGTCGGGCGATAGTTTCATTTTGTGCCCTTCTTCCCGCGCGGGAAAATCTGGATGGAGTCAGTCGCGTCAATTTCGGCGGAAACCCGAAAAACACACTGCGCTGTTTCGAGTAGTTTTTGCGCGGATACAGGCACCTCATGCGCGCCGCTTTCCCAGAGCTGAATTGTGCGCGGGGTGACTCCAAATAAAGCGGCGAACTTGCGCTGGCTCACGCCCAACTCTCGGCGCAGTTCGGAAAAAGCAGTTGTTGCCATGCCGCGAGACTTGGTAATTCTTTCGCGTGAAGTCAAGCCTGTACTTGCAAAAAGGAGCTTGACGCGCTGCAAAAACTTCGCTTCGTAAGGGTGAAATGAAACTGGCATTTGAAACTCTAGACCGGCTCCGGGCGATAAAAGACTGCCCAGACGTTGGCCCCGATGCGTTGTTTGTGATGTCGCCGTTGTGGTCGCAGTCCGCTTCTCTCGCGGCGGACGGCAAACGTCCACCGCGTTTCATGGAGTACCGCAAATATGAGCGCACCTCCGACGTGTTTGAAGGGTTGCCGCTCTTTCGGGAGGTGGCAGGCTAATCGTTCTTTTTTTTATTTCGCGGGCACGGCCTGACGCGCAGGCGCTTTGAGCAGCTCCCGGCCGGTGCGAATCCGGCTCCCGCGTTTACTTTGCGACGGAGCCGGCGGTCGTTCTTGCGGACAACCGGAGGCGGATAATACTTGGACCCTCGTCGCATTCACTTTGCCGCGCGTTTAGTCATGTTTTCACGCGGCGACGGGTTGCGGTTTTCTCGCGAGAGAAAAGGACTCCGCCCAGCAGGTAGGTATCGAACTGGCCCGTTTAATTTCGCGAGCAATCGCGGAGAGGGCCGGCGTCCTCGGTCCCAGCAAACGACGCACTTCCGGCGGTGTCTCACCGGAAACTTTCACATGCCCAATTCTCCACTCCAAATTATTTCGCTCGGTGCCGGCGTGCAATCAAGCACGATGGCTCTCATGGCCGCAGCCGGCGAAATCACGCCGATGCCTGATGCCGCTATTTTCGCGGATACACAGGACGAGCCGGCGAGCGTTTACAAGTGGCTGGACTGGCTGGAGCCGCGTTTGCCGTTTCCGGTGCATCGGGTGACGGCGGGGAAATTGAGCGAGGCTGCAACGCGCGAGCGTGTGGCGAAGAAGGGACACCGTTACCTCAAGCCGGGTCTTCCCGTGTTTTACAACAACGGGGAGGGTTTTGGTTCACGGCAATGCACAGAGAATTTCAAACTGAACCCTATTCACCGAGAACTTGCGCGGTTACGCAGAAAAACCCGCGTGATACAGTGGATCGGGATTTCACTGGACGAGGTTCAGCGGATGAAGACGGCGCGAAAGAAATGGATCACAAATCGCTGGCCGTTGATTGACGCTGAAATGACTCGGCACGATTGCTTGCGGTGGATGCAGTCGCGTGGGTTTCCTACGCCCCCGAGATCAGCCTGCACTTATTGCCCTCACCATAATAACGCCGAATGGCGGCGAATCAAAGCGGAGTCTCCCGCAGAATTTCAGCAAGCGGTTGAATTTGAGCGGCGGCTGCAAGAGGCGCAGAGCCATACTGTAATTACGGCGACGCCATTCCTTCACCGCTCATGCGTGCCGCTCGACCAAGTTGACCTGTCTACCGACACCGAGCGCGGGCAATCGCTGCTCGCCGGGTTCAACGCCGAGTGCGAGGGCATGTGCGGCGTCTGACTTTCACTTTAGCGCCGGCACTCCGCCGTTGCCGCCCGTCGTCCTGTTGGTCTGGTCGGACGGCGGGCGAACTTACTTCAGCTTATGCCAGACGTTGGCCGCGAGCGAAATCATCGACGCGAGCGCGACGCTGATGAGCCCGACCGTCCGCACCGTCGCCTTGGCCTGCGCCGCCTCGGCCTGGAGTGACGCGATGTTCGCCTCGTTCGCCTCCGTTCGCAACACGAGTCCGCGATGTCCGAGGTCTTCATGGCCCTTCAAGCATACGAGAATTTCGGATACGTCGTTGCGCAACGCCGTGAACGCCTCCTCGGTCACGAGGCAATTTGCGCAGGGTTGACGCTCGGCGGCAGTTCTTGCTTCGGTGATTTTCGCGCTCATGTGCTCTTTCGGATTGCTAGTTGGTGCCGCTTGTCGAGGTAGCGGGCATAAAACGGCGCGATGGTCTTCGCCACCTCGGGATGCTCACGCTCAATGTCGCGTTTCGCCATCGCGAGAGCGGCCGGGATGCCACCAAGAAAGAATTTTACGTAAATCCAACCGGCGGCACACAAGACTGCAACGCCACCCGCAATCCAGATAAGCGCCCGTTGACTGCGCAGTTCGTTCGCCAGCGCGTTTTCGCGCTCGAATGCCGCGCGCAGTTTTGTGGCGGCTTGTTCGCTTTTTTCCTCGGCCTTGGTCAGCGCGCCGCTGACTTCCTCCGTCGTGCGGCGCTCTTTTTCGCGCTGACGCTCGGCAGTTTCACGGAGCTGGGCGTTGTCGGAGAGGAGGCCGGTGATGACTGCGCGGATACGGGCGAGGGTGGCGGCGTCGAGAGGACCGGCGGCTTGGTCGAGCAACGCAACGGCGGAAGCGTTCGAATCGGCAGCGACGGCCACGGGGCGGGAAGCTGGGGCCAGTGAGAGGGCCAGGGATGTTTCATGAGAGGCTTTCTGCGCGCTTTTTATCACGGCTTCACGCGCGGCGGTTTCTTGTTTCGCAGCGCGGTCAACGTCGGCGGCCGGTTTGCCACTAAACCAGGTCGCCGGTGCAAACCACTTCGCACTACCGCCCGATGCACAGCCCCCGACCAGCCCGGCGAGTATAATTGCGGCGGCGGTTTTCACGGCTCATTTCCATTTTGATTGTTCTGCCAAAGGCAGGCCGTGAAATATGCGAGCGGACATCCATCTTTCGTAATTCTCACCATCCGCTGAGACGGCCGCGACTACGCTCGCCCATTCATTTTCTGCAAGCACCACATCACAGACGACGTTGTTTTCCATTTGGCCATCACCAATGGGGTGCGTGAAAGGATCTTTGCCGTCACTGGTTTTGATTATGCGCACGTCGCCGCCATCTTTCTGGCGCCAAAAGAAGAGCCCGTTTTTTGAATGAAACATGACAGTGTGTTATTGTTGCCACACGAAAGTGCGCGCGACGATGCCGATGAAGTTGTCGCTCGTCACCCGCGACGATGACTCGCTCTGTGCGTTTGCCAGCCCCGAGGCAATCCACCCGAGCGCGTCACGCTGCGCCGCCTGGTGCGCGTAGGCCCCAACGGCGAGAAACGTCGGCCGGTAAACGAGCAGGTCGCCGGGCGCGATGTCGGGGAATGTGCCGCCGTCGCGCAGGACCACGAGCGCGACGACCTTCGTCGGGTCGCCGGCCGGGATGTAAGGCCGCATGCTCCCCGTTCCGAGAACGCCGATGACTCGCCCACTGTGCGCGAGCGCGCGCTGCGCCGCCTCCGCCTGCGACGCGCAGACCTCCCTCGGCGGCAATCCTTTTTCGAGCACCCGCTGCGAGCGCCACGCGAAAACCAGCAGCGCCGCCACGCCGAGCGCCCCGACCGCGAGAAGAAGTTTGGTGCGCGTGTTCATCTGATCACATCAGAAACTCATCCCGCGCGAGAATCACGTCAGGGTCCATTCCGAGAGCGGAGCACAGGCCGCGCAGTTCGGCGTTGTCGCTGTGGAACCACGCGCTGTGCAGAAACACGAATTGTTTGTCCGCCGGTTGCTGGCTCATCACAGCCATGACCTTCGGCAGCGCACCGGCCGCGACGATACGGGCGACCATCGTGTCCTTGCTCACGCGCCAGGGACGCGGGTTCGCCAGCTCGTCTGCGATTCGCGCCGCCTCGGCGGCTTCGTCGGCGGCTTTCTTCGCCGCGAGCAATGCGTCAATCTGCACGTGCAGCGGCGCAGCCTCGGCTCCGATGTCCCACGCGAATCCGCCCGCGCGGAGCACAGTGTCTTCAAGCTCGAACTTTTCGGCGATGACGCCACGGCCAGCGGCAATCGCGGCCAGCGACGGGATGAGCGTGGACAGGACGGAGGTGGGGGTGATGCGGTGGTTCATAACGCGTACTTGCTTGCAAAATACGTTTCGAGCTTATCGCGGATATTAGTGCTATCGACCCCGTTCACCAAGACCATTTCCGCGATTGCACCGTTGAGGCAATTGTCCGCACTATATCTCGCTCCAAGGATAAACCCCGCGGTGCTGTCGCCGCCTCCGCTGCCAGGACCGGAATAAGCCGCGCCGTTTACCCGCAAAGTGGATTGCGTTGCGTCGGTCGGGTATTGGAACACGTAATACTTCCATGAGCCGGCAAGATCGCTTGCACCGTAAACGATTGTAGCCCCGGTTAAATACCCGGTGAACGTCGTGCTATCCAATCGAAAAATAAGAATGCGACTGGCGCCACCAGAATCCCGCGTGTCAAACAAAAATTGGTTTGCCGCCGTGTCGGTGTGCTTGGCTACAATTCCGATTGTCAACGGCCTCGCCTGCGCGGTGAACGCAGAGCCGTGTTTGATCGAGTTGGAGCTTGCCGCCGCAAAATCCACGCACGGTAGACTGTTGGGTCCGCCCGTCGCATTATATTGCGGGTTGTTGGCCGAGGGAGTGTCGAGATTACGTCCGTTTCCTGACTGATCTGCCCACGCATCCACGTCGTTTCCGGTCAACGTCAACCCTGCTCCAGCGTACACCCAAAATTTATTATCGCTCCCAAGGTCAGCGGGAGTCCAACCGGCCGTCCGCATCCGACTCCCCGCAATCGCGCCGATCAGTGACGGCGAGATAAAACCGCGACAGTCCCGCAGCGATCGGCGCGGCACCCAGATGTTGCGCGTCGGGACGAAGAGCGAGCCTTGTTTCTTTAAGTGCATGGCTTGAGGTATTGCGCAGACGGCTTGTAGTATTGCGCGGCGATCTCGGCCAGCATTGCACTCGCCTCGGCAGGCGTTGGCATCCGGTCGGGGTGCGCGTGCTCCCAGCGTTCGACGGCGATGGCCTCCACGGTGCGCTTGGCCGCAGCCAGCTTTTCCTCGCGAGTTTGTGCGGTCTGGGTCATGTTACGGTGACGTAGCCAGAAAGGTTATACTCGCGCGTTACCGGGTCCCACTTCCATGCGGCGGTGGCGTAGCGTGCGTGCAAGGCCACCGTCGATACATATCCATCGCAAATAATCGTCGCTCCAATGCCCGGAGAAAACGTGACGCTTCCAACGCCATACCATTCAATGATACCCTCAGCGGCTTCCGTTGTTGGAAGCGCGTCCATCGTCACGACCGCTGCCGTGGCTTTGTTGACCTTCACCCACGCCCCGATGTGTCCAAGGCTCAACCGAAAGGAATCAATCTCCCGCACTATCGGCATGAAGTTCCCCTTCGGACGAGCGAATGAAAAGGCGGTTTCCATAGGATTACAAGTCAGCCCCGCAAGCGACTACCTCAAGCGCGGTCGTGCTCGCGGTCGTGGTAATAGAGGTGCTGATATAGAGTGAAAACGCAGCGGGGAGCACGACGTTGAGCGCCACCGGGCCGGAGTCGTAGCTTGCGACGGTGGTTGATGGCGTGACGGCAGTGACGATGATTTCTTTGATGAGCCAAGCTGTCGTGCCGTCGTGCATCCAGATCATTACGCTTTGCGCAACGGTGGCCGAAGTGAAGGCCGAGGAACACGCCTTGACTTGCACGGTGTCGATGCGCCGCCCGTTGGTCGAAGTGGGTACGAAGGCGCTGATGTTCGCTGCGGCGAGTCCAGCCGTTGCCGTGGGTGCGCGAGTAGTGCAAGCGGAGACAGCGGCCAGGGAAGCGATGACGCAATATGGTGCCTGCGGAGTGACGATGCTGTTGGGTGTGACGGCCATGATAGGACTGGGTTAAAAGATTCCGAACGACTGATAGGTTGCGAAAGGGACGTTTCCAGCGGTGAGAGATTTCGCGGTGCCTGTGCCTGCCGACAAATCGCCTGACGTGATGGTGCCGAGAATCGGCGTCACGAGCGTCGGCGAGGTCGCGAGCACCACGGCGCTCCCGCGCGTGCCGGTCGTCGCCAGAAGTTCCGGGTCGCCGCTGCTCGCGGTCGAGCGCCCGAGCACAACCTCCGCCGCCGTGCCGTCAACTGTGACCGCCGCCGGAACACCCGCCGCGACCTTCGCGAATGCCGCCGTCAACGCGCTCTCCGCCACCCCGCGCACTCCGCCGGAGCCGACCACGAGCTTCGTGTCGCCGATGACCGCTGCGGCTAAAACCGCCGTGGTTTGGTCGCCGGTGTTCGTGCCTGACACCGTGGCGGTCGCCGATGCCGTAAGCGTGGCCCCGTCGGCAATCGTGAGCGTGGCCGATGTTGCCGGTGCCGTGATGGCCACCTTGTTGACGCTTGTGGCGGTCGCCACCCCGATTGTCGGTGTCGTCAGCGTCGGCGAGGTTTGCATCACCGGGTTGCCTGTGCCCGTCGGAGTGGAATTCTTGAGAACGATCCCGCTTGTGCCGTCGAACAACACTGGCACCCCATCCGTCGCCGACGCCGGCCCCGCCACCAAATCAGTCGCCGCCGCCTTGTAGTCCGTTGCGCTGCGCACGACGTACAACAAATCCGTGGTCGCCACGCGACTCGGCAACGCTGTTAGTTGGTCTAGTTTTTGGTCGGCCATCGGTTAAAGCTCCATGTATTGCATCATCCGCTTCACGAGTTCCATGACTTCTTCATCGTCGGCTTCAATTTCGCGGTTGCGGTTGCGAAGTCGCCCGCCGCCACCGCTCCCGCCCGCAACGGCACCGGACTGCAACAGCAGCTTGTCCCCTGTTTGGAGCAGGAGGTAGTCGCCGGTTTGAAGTAAAAGGAAGGAGTCCATTCATCTCAGATCGGTGTGGCGATGATGTTGGAGGCGCGGGCGAAGTCGTCGCGCACGATGCGGAAATTGTAGGAAGGGCGGGTCGGCGCCGGGGTGGCGCGGATTTGTTCGAGCGACGCCAGGATGGCCTTGAGCGCGGTGGCTGTTTCGGCGGCGTGCGGGTCGGAAGCGGGTGGCGCGACTGGGGCGCGCGACGCAGCTTCTTGTGCATCCATCCGCTCGTGCATTCGCGTCGTGCATTCGCAAATGTCCTTGGTGCGCACGTTGAGGGCATCCAGCCGATTGTTGGACCGCTTGGCCTGCACGGCGGCATCGGAGGCGATGGCGGTCACACCGTCCGCCACCTTACCGACCTGCGCGCCGACCTTCTCGATGTCGCCGCACATGGCCTCACGGCACTTCTCCATCTCCTCGCAGAATTTCGTGGTCGCCGCGTCGAGCAGTTCGCTGCGCTCCTTCTTCGCCACCTTGGTCAGCTCGCGAAACGCCTCTTCGATGACGCGCACGCGCATCGACTTAACGCTCATGTCCACGCGCCCGAGAAAGCCCTCAAGGTCCGAGGCTTCATCGGCGTCATCGACCATCTCGGCGTTTTCCGGGTTGAAGATTTTCATGGGTGGCGGCGGTAAATGGGCGGTGGCGGCGTTAGACGAACTGGCCTTGGAGGAAGCGGCGGGTGGTGCCCGTCACTTTGTCGCGATAGATTGCACCTTCGCGATAGGATGGCTTTACTTCAACGGGCGGCGGGGGGGGAGGCGGAAGCGCCGCAATCCGCGCCGCCTCTTGTTTAGCCGCCGCCGCTTCCTTCACGGACGCTGCCCAGTTTTCAATCGCTTTTGCAACCCGTGGAATTTCGTTCTTTCGGAGAGATGCGCCGGCTAATTGCTGAGGTGAATTTATGGCGAAGTGTTCGTTCATCGGGCTTGTTGCGGTTGAACTTGTTTCGCGGGATACTGTTCTTGCAGGAATTGCATGAACGGATTCGGTTCGTCGCGCCCTTGGCCCAGCGTTACGAATCGCGCGAACTGCGCGGCGGCGTCGGGTATCTCTGTTCCGTATCGCGGGACGGACATCGTGTTTTGAAACGGCCTCGACATCATCAAAGTTCTGGCTGCACGGGGCACAGCAAAAGGAGCCGCAAGCCCTAATAGCGCAAGTTCGGGACGACCACTCATAATCCCCATTGTGACACCAGTACCAGCTATGTAACCAGGAAGTTGATGCACACCAGGACTCGGAACTTTCCCTGCCTGTCTCATTTCACTTCCAAAGCGGTCTTCAAACCGCGCGATCAGATCGAGTTCATCGGTGAGTTTCGCACCATTCTTAGCTGCTTTACGAAGCACACTTGCATCCACGTCCCCACTCAATGTCAGCGCCTTTTCTATCTGATAGCTTTGTGCAATCCGCTTTCTCGATAAACGAATTTGCTCAACCAGTTCAGGATGCCCAAGCGCCTTAGCCGCATCCTCTAATTTGTCTTGAAGTTTTTCAACAAGCTCTGCTGCGGCTTTTGATGCTTCAAGATGTTCAGGATTGCCGGATTTTTTGTAAAAGTCCCTTTGCGATTTAACATCATATCTCGCCTTAGAAAGAGCCCTCACATCAGCCGCAGCCTTCGCGGATAAATCAGATACTTTTTTAACTGTTGCCGGATCTGACATGAGTATTTCCAACTCAAACCGATTTGTCGCCGTGAGTTCATTTTTCTTCAACGCATCAAGGGCCGCTTCAGCACTCGTTGCCATTGTCGTAATGGCCTCAAATGGCTTGCCCGCTTCTTTTCTGACATCATCAAGAACTTCTTGTGAAAGTTGTGGAACGCTGGATGGAATGCCTAGTGCTCGACGCGCGAGCTTGTTTGTGACTTCCTGATTGTTAATTGAAAACGCCTGTTGCGATGCGGCCTTTCCGCCAATGCTTTCTAGCACCTCGGCAACCAATGCTGGATTCTTTTTATCCACATGAGTTGGGGATATGGAATACCCCTCGGCGAGCCCTTCAACGATCACTTTGTCGCGCGGTGAATTTCGCAGCTTCGCAATCGTGTTCGCCTGAGCGCGCGCCCCGGTGTTGAGCGCATTCGATGCCGTCGTCCCAATCGCACCCGTCGCCCCCGCAAATGCGGCGCGACCCATTGACGGTAGTTCGCCGGATTCAAGTCCTGATTCAGCGGCGGTGGCGGCGATATTACCAGCGACATTTTTCCCAACTTCTTTTGCCATGTTCGCACTGCGCAGCGCCATCTTCGGGCCGGTTGCTCCGGGAATCATTCCGCCAACTGCCGCGCCTCCAACTTCCGGCCAAGACGTTGCGGTACGGTCGCCGGAAGAAATCTGGCGCTGTTGCGCCATCCAATTCCCCGCCGCACCACCAAGCGCGCCCAAAGCCGGAATTGCAACGGGAGCAAGCGGGCCGGTGGCGGCACCAAGCGCCTGCCCAGCAGTCGCCCCGCCGCCTTCCAGCGCCATGTCTGCTGCGATGCCGCCGACATTCACAGTCCCCCTTCCCATGTCATACCGCTGTCCGCCACCGAGCGCGGCGTAGGGAACCTGCGGGGTCGAAGACTTCGCAGCGGGAGCCGCCACCTGTTCCATTTCCTGCAACGCCAATTCGACATAGCGTTTTACTTCGGAATCAGGTGCCTTCGCCGCGCGCATCGCGGTCGCCGTCGCGTCGATCTCCTCGTAGGTTTTAGGCATGGTGGGTTACTTTGACGGTTTCAGATATTTGTCGCGGATAGAATCTGCCGTCAGCGGCGCGGGTGCTTTAGAAGACGATCCTTCATCTGTTTTTTCACTAAATAGATCTAATTTTACAATGGGGATTTGTTTGAAAGACGGCTCTCCTTTTTCGTTTTTACGTGAACCATAACGATTCGCCACGGCGTAATTATAATTTTCAACGGCTCCTTCGTAATCGCGATACTTGTCGCGATACATTTTTTCAATCGCTGCGCGAACAACATCCGGGTTTCTCAAAGCCCCAACGTTTCCACCCAACGCGCGAATGACGCGAGCCGCGTCGTACTCTGTCATAACTCCTGGCCCAACAACCGCAGTTCGATTTGCACCAAGAAGTGCTTCAAGGCGTGTGCTCGAAATTTCAGCCGCAAGTTGCTCGGGCGTCAATTTATCCCATTGTCCAAATAGCGTCTTGTTCGCAGAGACAAATCGGTCTGCCATCAGTTTGAAACCAGTATTTGAGTCTCCAACTGTTTTGACGTAATCTTGCAGTTGATTGAGTGCTTTAGACTCATCAACGACCGCATGACGCAACTTCACGAAACTATTGAAATCCGGGATGTCTTTCCCGAATGAAGTAGCGGTAGCTGGTCGCGCATTTTCAGGCAATGGAGTTTCCTTTCCATTAGGACCACGCAACACGATTTCTTTTGTCGTCTGATCTAAAAGTGCGTGACCAAGAAAATTACCCTGCCCATCTTCAAAAGCACCCATCGGATGATATTTCTGCGGAAGTGGGCGTTCACCAGTGGCGCGAGCGCGAATCTCAGCCTGTTTTGAAGCGTAATCCATGACCTGATCCGCCGTCGCATTCGGCAACCCTGCATCGCGCAGTTCAGTTCGTGCCTGCAAAAACTGGTTGTTTTTCAGCGAATCCTGCACGCCCGCGCGAAGCACGCCGCCGCCCACGCCAGCGTTGAGTTGCCCCAACATCTCTGCGTTCTGGTTGAATCGCGCTTCCGCCTGTGCCGCCTGCGCGGCCTTCTGCTCATCCTGCCGCTGAAGGAACTGATTGCGCGCCATCTGCTCTTGTAGTGCCTTAAACTGAAGGGCCGCGAGTTGCTGCTGCTGTTTTTCACGCGCCCGCTTTTCCAGTTCATCACCTTCCTGTTTAATCACCGTCGCCGCCGACAGGAATTCGTTGATGACATTCGCATTCGCCTTCCCTGATTCGATTTTCTCGCCGAGTTCCCAAAGAGGTTGATCTGTTCGGATTCGCTCTTTGACGAATTCGTTGTTCAGAAGTTGCCGCGCCGCGCCGATTTTCTTGAAGCGTTCTTCTTCGGCCTTGAAGTAGGATTCCACGCCCTGCCCCAAGCCCTTCCCGAGATTGGCGTAGCCCTGCGCAGTGGCCTGCGCGCCCTGCATCATCAGTTGCGGGGCGATGTTCTGGGTGACGATATTCGGGCTATACGGCATGAGTAAATTCCTCCGATTGTAAGAGTGAACGGATGCGCGAATCCATGAAGGCGCGAATCGGCGGCTTGGCCCACGGGTTGCGATGCAGCCATGCGGCGAACTTCTCGCCATGCTTCACGTAGAGGTCATGGAGCCAACGGGGTGCCCGCTGTTCAAGCCACGCGCGGAACTGCAACCACTTTGGATTTTCGGCACCGTACACTTCACGAGCGACCCAACATTTGAACAATCCACCCACGAATCCACCAGCGGCAGCACCGACAGGGCCACCAAAAATACCGCCCAGAAGACTGCCAACCCCACTCATCGCACCCGCGCTCTTGGTCGCACTTCCGGCCGCTTGCGCCGCCGCCAAGTTCGCCGCGTTGTTCTGCGCGTTGAGATACCGGCTCTCGCCCGCATTGAAGTTCGTGTTGAACACGTCGCTTCCGTAGCTGCTGAACGGATTGAACTGCTGGTAAACCTGCTGGTTGCCGTAGCCGCCGCTGGACGCCGTGCCGCCCATGCCGCCGAGCGCCGCGTTCGTCCCTTGGTTCGCCGTGCCGATACCGAGAATCGCCATCGGGTCATTCTGGTTTTGCGCCCGAAGCTGCGTCTGCGACATCAGGTTGTTGAAGTTCTGCTGCTGCTGCGTCGAGTCGAGGCCGGCGAGCGTCTGCCCCATGCCGAAGAGTTGGGCGCGGTCGGACTGCTGGAGGCCGGCGTTAAACTGGCCGGCGTTGAGATTCGCCGCCTGGTTGGCCTGGCCGGTGTTGAAGATATTCTGCTGGTTGGCCGCTTGGGTGTTGAAGGCGTTCGCCTGATTGAGCTGCGCCTCCTGAAGCCGGTTGCCGACGTTGGTTTGCTGCGCGGTCAAGTCCTGCCCGGTGCGCTGGCCGAGCTGGCTGAGAATGTTGTTGATGTAGGCGTCGTTGATTCCCTGCTGCGACTGGCCGAGTTGTTCGACACCCGACGCGAAACCTTGGCGCTGGTTGAGGAGCTGCTGCCCGTAGGCGTCGCGGTTGAGGATTTCCCCGGCGACGGCCCCGGTGGAATTGATGAGGCCGCGCGCTCCCCAGCCTTCGCGTGCCGCCTGCACGGCGTTGCGCTTCTGTTCTTCCGAGAGACCGCTGCCGAGGGCGATCTGCTGGCGGGCCATGCCGGTAAGATCCATGCCGAGGGCGGATTGACCGCGCCCAGCGGCGTTGTTGGCAGCATTGGTCAGCCACGGGTTGTTCATCACGCCGACATCGCCGGAACTTAAAATCTGATCCTGCGTGATGCTGGTTGGCTTGAGCACGTCCGCGCCGACGGGCTGCGTGTTGAAGCCTTGGGTGAACATATTCCCCATCGCCTTTTGGTATGGACTTGCCTGCACGACGCCGGCACGCGCAGAGGCGTCGAGTTGGTCAAGATTTTTCCAGAGCGCCGGATTCAGGTCCATGCGCGCCTGATTGATCTGACCGCCGAATTCGTTGATGTCGGCGATCCCCGCTTGGCGCGCGGCGCGGTTGCCCGTGTTAGTCTGGGCAATCGCCTCTTCGGTGAGTCGCTTGTTGATGTCAGACAGGTTGCCGGTAAACCCCGGTCCAAACAAGGACTGGCCCATCACGTTCACATCAGTCTGAGCATACTGCGGGGCGAAGGTCTTGTACGCCTCCGCCCATCCAGGGGCCAAGCGCAGCGCCGCTTCCTGCGTCGCCACGCCTTCAGCGGCCAGATCACGAATCGGATTGCCGTTGGCATCACGAATAATCGTTCCGGTGCTGGTGTTCGTGCTCGCTCCTGTGCCGGTTGTACTGCCCATACCATCAGGCGGACCCTTGTAATCAGACCAACCGGCAGGTGCCACTGTTCCCGCCCAAGCGTTAAACGCCTGCTGCTGCGCGGCAGATTCCAACGGTCCACGATTCTCGGCCTGCCATTTTGCCACGAGTTGCTGATAGGTTGGCATTGCCGCCGCTCCCCACCAATTGCCTGTGCCTGTGTTGCCGGTGGAAGTCGAAGGAGCGAACGGCCCCATATTTGATGGCGGAAGCTGATCCCACCCGGTAACAGGCGTATTTGGATTGATCGTTGATGGATTGACCACGTTGTTTATCTGTCCGAACAGGCCGGCGGTTGGCGCTGTCTGCGCCGCCATGTCCCCATTCGCTGCAATCCATTGCGCAAGGGCGGAGCTGCCAGTGTCGTTGGGGTTGCTTGCCAACCACGCTTGATTATTGGCGAGCGTCGCGGCGAGACCATCGCGTGCAATTTGCGCCTGAATTTCGTTCTGCCAGTCCGCCGGCATGGTTGAAAAGATTGAGGGCATGGTAGTGAGTTAGCTGAGGGCTGCGGTGCGGGCCACCTCTAGCCAGTACGTTCCGTTGCTGCGGAAGGTGGACGTGAAATACTTGCTCGCGCCCGTCAGCGTGTGCGTGCCGATGCTCTTGAACGGCGAGGCGTATGTGATGACGTTGCCGCCGGTCGCGTCGGTCGAAAAGAGAAGTGTCATTTCCTGCCCGGCCGTGCCGCCCGCGCTGGGCGTAATGGTCGAAGCCGTGTTCGACGTGCAGGCGATGATGCGGGCGTTTCCCTTAGCGGTCGAGATGGTGAGCGTGATGGCACCCGAAAATGATTCGGTCGTGGCGGAGCCGATGAGGGGTGTGTTCGCGGCAATCGTCAGTCCGCTGATCGAAATGTTCGCGGCGAGCTGCGTCGTGCCGACTTCGGCGGTGCCGACTGCGACGGTTGGGGTCGCAATCAAATTCAGCTTCGCGGCCGTAATCGGGTCGGTGCTGCTCGGAACGACATATCCTGGGGTTACGTTTGCGATTTTAATTCATCGTCTTACGACGAAGCCTCCATTTGTTTTTTTGGCATCAAATATGATGCTGCTGCTATAAGTAATTTGGGGTCGTCTTTGAAATGACCAAGCCCTTTATTGCATTTTTCACAAAGAAGACCTCGAACAACCCCGGTTTTATGGTCGTGATCAACATCCAAAAATCTACGGATTGGCGGATTCAAACAAATTAAGCATACTCCGCTTTGCCGCACCAGCATCTCATCGTATGTGCTTTTAGTTAAACCGTATCGTTTTAGGTTCCTTTGACGCCATTCTTTCTTGATAAATTCAGCACCTATCGAACAATAATGTTTTCGTCGTAACGCGTAACACTTCCGGCATATTCGACTTCCAGCTTTAGATATTTTCGTATTTTCAGAAGTAAACTCGTGACCTCTTTTGCAATGGGTCTGGACTTGCCCCAGCGTAGGAATGTCTTCTCCGTTTTTCCTTCTGGTATAATTTAGCTGATTTTCATTTCTGCATAATCGGCAAATTCTTTGGCCCTTTTTATTGCACGACATGTTCTTGGGTATCATTTCATGCCCGCGCACACACACAGTTTTTATCTTTGTCACATCAAACAAAGTTCGTGGATCTGCTTCTTGAATTGTAATATCTGTCTCTAAATTCATTTTGTTAAACGGTTACGCGGTTGCTGCGGTCGCTTTCGCTGGCGTCGATGCCAAGCGTGTTGAGGCGGAAGAAGCCTTGAGAGTTTTCCACCTTGAACCAACTCAATCGCCCGTGACGTCGCGTGATGAGCGGGAAGCGCAGGTCTTGCGTCATCTCCGGTTGTAAGCCGCTCGCCCCGCATTGCACGCTGTCAGGGCCGGTGGAGTAATCCTGACGGTAGGCGCGGTTGTAGTCGTTGTTGGCATTCGTCACGTCGTAGGCCGTATCGTTCCAAAGCCACGAATCGGCGCGCGAGAAGGTTTGTGAGGCGAGTTCGACGGTGGACTCGTTGGCCCCATCGGAATAGGCCGTTACGCTGAAATTGGGGCGATTGGTGGAAAGGTCCATGTAGACGCGCCGGGGGGCGTGAATACCCGTGCCAATCGAATAGGCGCGCGTCGTGAGCGAGGTCGTGATTTCCGCCACCGTCGTTCCGCTGATGTCGTTCTGGCCGTTGTCGGTCACGAAAATCCGCCCGTCCTCCGTGATTGCATGGAGACGGAGTTGCCCGAGGTAGTTCGCCACCACGAAGCCTTGGACGGCCATGTTGATCGAGGCGTCGAAATTCCACTCGCCGTACCATTGCTGCGTGACGAAATTGAAAACCACGACGGTGCTGCAAGTCGTCGCTTGGTCGAGTGGGAGGGCTACGAAGAGGAGATTGTTCCAGTATCCCATCGAAATCTTGTAGCCGTAAGTCCAGTTCACGCGCCGCAGAATCGGGTTGATGTTGCGCGAAAGCGGCTCGGTCACGTTTTGCAGCTTGTTCTGAAGGTTGAGGCGGATCGACGTGATGTTGCGGTCGGACACGTAGACGAGATCAAGGCCGACGGCGGTAACGGCGTTGATGCCACTGATGCCGAGGTTGCGGGAAATCTCGGTGGAAACCACATCAACGAGCGAGCCCTCTACGTTTTGCAGAAGGATTGAAGAGTTGTGCTTGAAGACGACGAGGGAGTTGTCGCCAAACGGGATGGTGCGAACCACGTAGTCCGCGCTGCCGGTGTTGAGGTTGAAGTCGGCGGCGAGCGCGTCGTATTCCTCAAAGTCGAGCACGTCGGAGGCGGCGATGGCATCCTTGCCGTTCACCACCCAAAGACGGTTTTGGTAGTAGGTCGCTTGGTTGCTCTGTGGGACGGATGAAAAGCCGACGCCGAGGGTGGACGCCGGCACCGTGACGAAATCTTCGGACCAATTACCGGACCACTGGATCGGCGTTTGCCCCTCGCCGGGGAAGATGAAGAGGATGTTGTTCGCCTGAACGACGGTCGATTGCAGCGTGATAGTCACGCCGGCCGGGTAGTCGATGGTGTGCGATGTTTTGCCGAAGGCGTAGAAGCCGGCCGCGCTCGCCCCGACCAAGACCGTCCAGAGGTCCTCGGTGGCGTTGGGGTCGGAGTAGGTGCCGGATGCGAAGACGGCGGCGGTGGACTGGCGCATGGCGCGTGTGCCGGTGCCGGTGTCGGACACGGCGACAAAGGCGGTGCCTCCGAAGACGACGGCCTGCCAGTCGTTGTCAGTCGAGGTGGCACGCGTGACCCAAGTGGTGCCGTCCGTCGAAGCCATGACGCGGGTGGCGCTGCCCGTCTCGGAGACGGCGACGAATTGGCCGGACCCGAAGGCGACGCCGCGCCAGTCGTTGTCGGCTGCGGAAGTGCGGGCGGTCCACACGTCACCGTCCGGCGAAGTCATCACGCGCGTGCCGGTGCCGCTGGAGGCGACCGCGACGTAAAGGTCATTGCCGTAGGCCACGCTGTTCCATGTGCGGGCGACGGTTGTGGTGGCGGATGTGAACGAAAAACTGAGATCAACCGTGGTGTGCCAAGCATACGGCGTAGTTGGTGCGACCGTAACGAACCGCCCGTTGCCGAAAGTGATTCTTGCTCCGACAACATCAATGCCACCGAGGACGGCGCTCCATGTGATGCCATCCGTAGACTTTAACGTTCCGGCACCACCAGACCCTACTGCGACAAAATATCCATCACCGTAAGCGACTGATTCTAGAATGCCGCCAGCAAGCGATGCCGCGCGACTTGTCCACGTAATCCCGGTGGGACTCGTCATGATCGGATTCGCGTCGTTAGTGGCGGCGACGGCGACGAAGAGGCCATTGCCGAACGTCACACTATTCCAAGCAAGGTCGGCTGCGCTCGTGCGCGCCGTCCAAGTACGTCCATCCGGCGAGGTCATCACACGATTCCCGGTTCCGGTGTTGGCGACGGCAACGTAGGTGCCATTCCCGTAGGCGATGCTCGTATAGTTGTTGTCGGCGGCGCTCGTCTGCGCGGTCCAGGCCGTGCCAAATGGCGTCGCCCCCAGTTCTGGCAGGCACACCCAGCCGCCGCGCGTCTCGGCGTCGCCCTTCGTGAAGTCGATGTTTGTCGCCTCTTGCGCCTGCCCAGGTTGGAGGTTTTCCGGGGCGTCGTACTGATTCACGCCGACGAAGTTGCTGTCGCCGTTTTCCTGCGGCGCGTCGTCAAGCTGGGAATATGAGCGGTAGCGACTCACGGTTTCGGTTTGAAAAATTCAATGTCGGCCAGCAGTTCGCGGTAAGCTCCGGCGCGGCCGGCGAAAAAACCCGCCATGTACGCATCTTGCGCGAAAATGTAGGAATACATTTCCGCGTAGCGGGCGCGGTGAAGCAGCACGCTTTCAGGGATCACCACCGCAAGTTCAAACGGGTCGCCCGAACTGGCGACTGAGGTAATCAAGAGGAAGGCGACGAGTAGCTTTTTCATTGGGCACACGCGATCATTAGATATAAGCCGTTCCGCCGATAACCCAATTGACTGCTTTGTCGGAAGCGAAAGTAGCGTCAAAAGTGGTGGCCGTAACAGCACTCACCACAACCCGCTCGAAATTCGTCCCGTCGGCATTTTGGCAGGTGATTGTATTGGTGGCGCTAATCCCCTCCATGCTCTGCGGAGTGACGGTGCGCGCACCCGCAGATAGACCGAGCGACACGTAAGTTTGCGCCACCTGACGACTTTTCTGCACCGCCAGAACGGCTGCGTTGCCGGCGATAAACGGAGCCGCTGTTTTACCGCTTCCGCGCACTGACTTGGCATTCCCTTCAATCACGACCCCGCTAGACTGGTTGTTGGTACCCCCGTCGAAATTGATGCAGGCCGTGACGGCTTGAGCCATGACGTTGCCTGTGATGAGGCAGTTGACCGCATCAGTCACTTGTATGTTTTGCGTGCAACCATTGGAAGACAGCGCGTTCGCGGATAAGGTCAATCCGGTGCAAGGCCCAACATACGTTCCGCTGGCCTTGGAACTGCGCAGAAGTATGTCGCTGGTCAATTGCCCCTCACAAGTGTTGCCCTGCACGATTCCACTCACCCCAGCCATCCGAATGGCAACAGCCCCCGCGTTGCAATTATTTCCAACAATGACATGATTAGAACCCCCGTCGTCCAAGATTGAAGATACGCCAGTGGTGTTATTGGAGTTAATCTGATTGCCACTGATCGTGATTACGTTGGTGAATCCCTGCGAGGTGGCGGCGGCATAATCACCATCGCCATTCACCAGCCAAATTCCGTTTAAGCCGCTGGTGTTGGTAATCAGCAACTCGCAGTTGATGATGGATGAAATCTCGGTCTGGTCAAAAATGATGCAGTGCTTGAAACCCTGCACGTAGACATCGTACAGATTGATGTAGGTTCCGCACACGTCCACAAAACCGCCGTCGGTATTGCTTCCATTGGTTCCGACAATTCCGATGTGCCGCATACCAGAGCGTACCGCAGTTGAGGAGTTTACTGGCGATGTGCTTTTCACGCCGGCCCCAGTGTGCGAGAACTGCATGTATGACAAAATTCGCCCTTCGCCGATCAGCAGCGTGTTGGCCGGGAGATCGATCTGCTCCGTACATGGATAAACACCGCGAGGGAACAGGATGGTAGCACCACTAACAGATACTGCGTAGGCCATCGCAGCCTGAATTGCTTCGGTGTCATCCGTCACTCCGTCGCCCTTCGCTCCGAATAATTTCACGCTCAGCGTAGGAGTGACCTGAAAACCGCCCACGGTTTCGCCATCATGCACCCGCAGCGACCACAAATCAGTATCAACCGTAACCTCACTCAGTAATCCAGTAAACGCCGCGTTCTCCGCCGTGGTGCCACGGTGGAGAATCATTCCTGGAAGGATGCCGCGAATCATTGTCATGGGTACTAGTCCGGCGCTTTGGCTTGGTTGGTGGCTTCGGACGACGGGGAAGGCGACAAGACTTTCACCGCCTCGTTGATTGCCCACGCCTCGGCGGGCGAAAGCGTGAGCCGGTTCAGGAACGGGATGAGGATTTCGATGGCCTGTTTCGGCGTCATGGCGATCAAGACATAATGCCGTTGGCGACAAGTGCGGCGCGGATGGATACAACCATCGCGTGAAGCGCGGAAGCGTTGGCCCCGGAGTCAAAGCCGTTTGCCCCAGCGCCGTAGGCCGCGAGAGCGCCGCCCGAGGCGTAGGCGGGTTGCGCGGCCTTGGTGTTACAGCCGAAACCGCCAACTGCTGTTAATGTCGTGCCAATCGTTGCGGCTTTTTCAACACCGAGACCACCCTGCAAAATCAAACCGCCGGTGTCCTTTGTGGTCGAGTCGGCGGTATAATTGAGCGTCAACGCTGTTGCCGTGAACTGCGCCTGAAGCACACTGTTGATGTTTACGTTTACCGATTGAGTGGCCGAGTTCCCTTGTACCGATGTCGTGCCCGCGCCGAAGCCCAAAAGCTGCCCGTCGCCAACAATGAAATTTCCGGTGGCGGTGGCCGTTCCAGCCTCGATTGTCACCGTATTCGTCGTGCCAAATACGTGGGCACCAGTCGAAGCGCAGGTCACATTGCCGGTCGCACTCGCAATGGAAATCCCTAGCCCCGATGTCGCCGTTTTCAACGCCAGCGCCGCCCCCGCCGCGCTCGTCACCAGCGGCACCGTCACGCTCGTCAGGAAGGCGGGCGTCGCCGCGCTCAGTTTCCGCGTGCCCGTCACCGTGCCGTCAATGGGCAGAAAGTCGTCTGCCGCCGTGGTTGCCGCCGTGGTTGTAAGTGCGTTGATGCGAATGTCAGCCATGAGAGTGTGGAGTTAGTCTATCGCGTAAATAATGTGGTCGCCGCCAGAGGTCGTCAAAAATTTGCCGTCGTCAACGCCGCCCGATGCCAGCAGCGCGCCCTGAACCGGGTAGTACGAGTCCTGCCCGCCCGTCGTGCCAATGACCGTCGCCGCAAGCCCCGTCGCCACGCGGTCGCCCATCGGGTTTGTGAATGAGCCGAGCAGTTGCATGGTCGTCGCGCCCCGCGCTTAGATTTGGAACTCGCTCGCGTGAATATCCGCGTCGGCCCCAGCCTGCCGGATGAACTTCGCCGCCGCAGCCGTGGCCCGGCTCCAAGTATAATGGCTGGCGTCGTACAGGCGATGTCCATTGGTCGTCGTCGGGTCGCTGCCATCAAACGTCACCATCACGTCCGCCCCCTGCACGTCCAGCACCACGAGATCGGTGATGGAATTGAAGGTGGTCTGAAAGGCGATGGCCGTGCTGCTGACGGTGAGCCGCTGGTCGGCGACGGCGGCGCTGGACGCATAGGCCGGCTTTGGAAAGAGATTGTTGAGGTTGTAGGCTCCCATTGTGGTGGTGGTTATGAGTTTTTCTTAGCGCGGGGACCGCGAAGTTACGTGAGTGGAAACTTTCATGACTGGCATGACCTGCATTTGCCGCTCGTTCATGTCCATCACGTCGAGGCGGCGCGTCTCGGCGATGGCGTAGGCACCGGCGGCTTTCTCCATCTGCCCGTCCGAAATCAGCCAGTCGCCCAGCACTTGGTAGAGGCAAAGGTCGAGAAACACCTCGTAAAGCGTGATGAGTTCCCAGCTCGTTGGCGTGTCGTCCGGGTCTTGCCCCGCCGACGTGGCAACGATGCACTTCCAGTAATCGCCATGCCCGGCGGTGTTGGTGTAATAAACCTGGTCGTCCACCGCATAGGTGGCGGTGGCGCTGAAGGTGCTCCCCGTGAAACTCGGTGCCGTCTTCCCGTAGTAGATGTAAATCGGGTTCTGCGGCGGCGCCCCGTAGATGCTGTTTTGCGCCACCCCGCTCGCGTAGTTGGGATAATAGTACGGTGCCCCGTTGACGATCTGGATTCCATTCGGCGTCAGATTGTAGCCGAGCCGCGCCGGCAGGTTCGACGAAAACGGCGGGGTGGCGAACACGTCGTAGATTACATTGATGGAATTTTCGCCCGTCTGATCCCACGCCAGCGTGTTGTCCTGCACCGGCACGTTGGTGGTCTGCTGCGCAAGAACACCCCAGACATACGCGCCCTTGGCGGTGTCGCCCGTGTAGGAAAGCGTCGAGCCATCGCTGGAAAGCTGCACCGTCACGCTCCCCGATGTCGTGGCGGCGGCGTCTGCCGTAAAGGTCGCCGTGCAAAGCCAGAAACCATTCGGTTGCTGGGCAATCGTGGTGGTCGTGAAATTCGCGGTGGTGCCAACCGTGCCGGCCGTGACGTTGAAAAACGCCGTGTACGTCGTCACCCCGTCCGTCACCGAAAGGTAAACGTGCGAGCGCCCGTTGGGCCGCGCGTAAAACGACACCTTGAAGTTCGTTGACGGGTAAAATGTCGCCACCGTCTGGACAACCTTGTGCGCCGACGACGCGCCGGTTTCCATCATCTTGCTCGCCGTCACGCCGCCGTCCGCCGGGTTGGCGACGCTGTTCGCCGTGAGCGTGACCGCCGTGGCCGTCCAGTTGGCCGTCTTCGTCAGGTTGTTCGGATACGTCAGCCGGTTGCCAAGGAAGCGAGCCTCGCCGTAGGGCGACGTTTCGAGCCACGGTGCCTGCCCCCAGAACTTGCCAATCGACGTGTTGAAAAGCGCATTCAGTGACGCCCCCATCTCCGTCGTAATCCGACTGGTGGGAACGCCGATTAGCCCGGCGATGCTCGTTAGAAACGTCGAGTAATGGGTAACTTTGCGGGCCAAGGTGGAAGTAGGCTAAAGAGACAGATTGACTCGGTGCGGTAAAAGGCGGTGCCAGACACTTCGCAGCGCACCGGGTAGTTCCGCTGCCGCCAGAGCGAGAGCGTGCGCCAGTGAATGCGGTAGGTGGTCGTGGTCTTCATCACACGGGCTTGCCGCCAATGAACGTCTTGCCGTGGCGGAAATCATCCCGGCGGCGCGGGCGGAATCCAGGGGCGCAGAGCGCCGGGTTGTCCCGAAGCAAATCATCGAGCCAGTTGTCGCTGTGCTTGCCCATGTCGTGAAGGCAGCGGAAGTAGAGGCGAGCCGGAATCTGGGCGATCTTCTGCCCAAGTCCTTCCATCATCACCGAGCCGGCCTGACGCATGACGCGCGCTGTTTTCTCGATCTTCAACTGCGCGTCGATTTTCTCCTGCGGCACGCGCCCAAGGATCTCCGCCTCGAATTCGCGCAGGAATCCGTCCGGCAGTTCCGAGATCAGTGGCAGCGGCGCGATGGTCTGGATTTGGTCGCTCATCGGGCAAAAAGGGAAAGCGGATGCGGCTCGCGAAAAGCAAAACCGCACCCGCTGGTCATCATGAAAACTCCCGCGTTTTTACGGAAGGAGCGAGGTGTTCACGAGGTTCAGATAAATGTCCAACTGGCCTGCCGTCAGACCCGCCGGACCACCTGTGCCTGCCGCCGTGAACGTAGCGACGAGGTTCTTCGCCGCCGTCGCCGTGGTGTTCGTCAGAATCGGCGTACCGACCGTCATGTTCAAGAACGCCGCCGTCAGAATTGACGTAGACGAAATGAGCGCGGCGGTTGATGTGGTCGTTCCGACGATGATCGACATCACGGTGATGCCGGCAAACGCCGTCGTGATGTTGACGCCCGCCTTGTCGATGTACCACTTTGCCGGCGTGGCACCGAGCGTCATCGTAACGGTGTCGGTTGCGCCGGTGCCCACGTCGATGTCGGTGACATTGACGCGAAACCGGCAGTTATACCCGGTAGCCGCCTGTTCCTGTTCGGAGAGCGGAGTGACCCGATTTGAAGCGATTGTTACTGCTGTATCAGCCATTGTAGTATTCTCCGTTGAGGGTTAGCTGGTGGCGGCGAATTTGCCGAGACCGCGAGGATTCTTGACCACGAGGAGCAAGGCGCTCTGGACGAGGCCGCGACGGCCACCGCCCTGATTTTCCAGCTCCATCGAGTTGACGCCCAACATCGAGCCGATGCCGACAAGGGCTTGATCGATCACGTAACCGCGCGCCAACTGCTGGTTGGTCGTGGTCGTCACCGCCGCTCCGTCCAACAGGCCGTTGAACATATCGGGGATGATCGTGACGGTGTGGAAGCTGCCACGGTAGATGCTGACATCGAGCGTGATGGTCCGCTCGTCCGCATCCTGAACCACCGTGTAGGTCTTCATGGTGGTCGTGCCTTCCTGCCGCTGGAACTTGTTCACCGCAGTGACCAAATTCGGGCCGGCGAAAAGGCTGTACGCGCGCTTGCCACCGTTCTGCGTGAAGATGCTCTGGAAAACGCCGTTGAACAGCGCCTCCGTGAGCGCAGCAGTGGCGGTGGTGTCGATGTTGCCAGAAGGCGTCAGAAACGACGTTGGCACGGGGTTCGTGGTCTGGGCGGTTGTCTTGATCCACTCGCCCAAGCCGCGCGTCTTGTACGGCAGCAAGCCGGTGTCGGCCTGCATGTCGTTGTCGGAGCCCACGGCCGCTTCGATGCTGCGCTTGAGTTCGCGCATCGCCTTGACCTTGGAGTTCGCGACTTCGCTCGGAACGCCGGCCGGGTCGGACGCCTCCTGGAGGTCGGAAACCATCCACGGGCGCCAGAACTTCTGGACGTAATTGCCGAAGCGACCGCGATTGGCGGCTTCGTTGTTGAACGCGGCAACGTCCTGGCCTTCCAAGACGCCGGCGAAATCAACATTGGCGAGGGTATCGGCCTGCCACGTCTGGTAAGTATTCGTTACCTTGGTGGTCTTGGCGAAGGATGACACTTTGGGCGTGTCTTCCGGTTCGAGAATAGTGAGGTAGTCGGTGAGGGCTTCTCGGTCCCCCGCGACGTTGTAAGATGTTGCTAAAGCCATGACTATCGAGATTTGCGTAACAGTTCACTTTGTTGAAGAAACTTCACAGCGTCTTCTGAACTGATACCGCCTTTCTTCGATAATCTCATTCTCTCGTTGACGAGCGCCTGTCTGTCAGCACCGCCTGCCGGTTGCCGGATGGATGCTGCCGAGGTCGATACGACCGTTTGATCATTGGCTGGTTTTGCCGCCGGAGGTTTAGGCTTGGGCGCGGGAGCCTGGGCGGCTTCCTTGCGCGCTTTTATCGCCTTCATGCCTTCGATTTGAACACCAATAATCCAATCAGCGTTGGGCTGGGCGAGAATCGCCGCGTTGGCGGGATCTCGTCGGGCAGCTTCGGCCATCTGATACTCAGGAGAACTCTTGTCCTTCAGGAACGGAAATTCCTTGAAGGCTATTTCCTGCGCGGCGGTTCGTGCGGTCAGAAATTGGGCACGGGCCGGAATGTGGTCTTCCAGCGTAATCTTAGCCCTGCGCGCACTCGCTTTCAAATCCGCCTCGGTGTACGTCTCCTTCCCGATGGTCGTGAATTTTACCGTCGTTTCCTCGCCGGTGTCCGGGTCGGTGATGGTCTGTGTCTTCCACGCCTTCGGGCTGTCCAACGTCTCTTCGACGAATCTGACCGCCTCTTTGGCTGACTGATGAAGTTTTTGGAGCGACGCGAAATCGTTGTGCTCGGCGAGGGGCTGGTTGCCCAACACCACCACGGGGGCCGGGGTTGCCGGTGCCTCTGGTGCTGCCGCCGCCGCACTCTGATTCAACTTCGCCTCAAGCTCCGCCAGTCGGGCTGCTGCCTCGGCCATTTTGGCTTCTATCGCCTTGGTCTTGGCAACTTCCTTTCCAAGTCGCTTGTTGAAAATCTCCTGTTGCTCTGGAGTGAATTGAGATTTCTGGGAATGAACGGTATCGGCATCCGCGTTGGTTTCGGCGCTCGCCTCTGTCGTCTCGGCGCTCGCGGTCTCCTCGGCTGGTGCTGATTCAGAAGCAGGTGATGCTTCCGCTGCGGAGGGTGTTTCTGGAGGTGTGGAGTCCGACTCCGGGGCTTTCTCTTCCGCAGCTTGGTGGTCCGGCTTTTGCGCCGCATCTTTCTCCGCTTTCGCGAAGAGTTGCGCCGCCGCCTGGCCCATCGTGAGATTGCCCTCTCCCTTTTTCGCATCACCCGGTTTTTCGGTGGTCGGTGAAGTGACCTCGATATTGTCCGCTTTCAGCATGATTTTTTAGGCGTTCAAGAAACGCGCTTCTGACAGCATGGCGGGATTGCCAAGTGAGTCCTTATGGAACTGAACGCGAACGAATGTCAATTCATTTCAGATTGAACTGAACACTGACACCCACCGCCAACGCGAGCCTACGCCACCTCGGCCCCGCGCTTCCGAAAATCTTCGTAGATTGAAAGGATACTGTCGTATGCCCTAAGTTCACCGATGCACGCCAGCGTCGCGCGCTCATTGCCAATCACGTTTCCCTCAAACAGATTTCTAATCGTCATCTCGCGATATTCCCGGATAACGTCGATGACATGCGTGAAGCGACCGTCCATCACAAGCCCGGCCATCGCTTCCTGAAACGCACGCTGGCGGTTGATCTCGTATTCGGCGGAAGTCATTTGTGGTCGTTGATGAGTTGAGAGAAGATCGCAATCAGCCGGTCACATGTTTCTTTCGGCCAGCCGGCAGGATAGCTTTGCATGAACTTCAAATCATGCTCCCAGCATTCGGGAGACATCCATTCTTTATACATCTTGTACGTCCCGTCCTCGGCCCAATTCGTGGTGTTATTGTTGGATTCCATCGGCTAAGCCCCTATCCGGCCTATGCGCGCGTTCTCGCGCTGCATGACCACCATGTTCAATTGCTTCATCAGTTTTTCGATTCGTTTACCGAACGGGTCTTGCTGATTCTGAATTCGCGACTGAACAACCGGATCGTTCTGCACGTAATTTTGGATGATTTGCATCCCAAGTTCAGGGGGCGTTCCCTCCTTCACGTCTTGATCTTGGCCTGCGTAAACCTTCGCCAGCAACTCCTGCATCTCGCCGACTACGCGCGCCTGACCAACCTCTTTCGGATCTAGGATGCGCTCGGCCACGGTCGGATCTACGGACTCAATCATCGCCTGCAACCACTCCGCGTAATTCACCGTCCCGGCGCGGTCGGCGGTGGCGACGATCTTCGCAATCTGCTCGATCTTCGCAAACACCTGCTCCGGGTCCAAGCTGTCCACCGAAAACTTGAGAATGAAATCGAACTCCTCGTTTTCATCGCCCTTGTTGAACTCCACCGGATCAAGCTCCCGCAAGCCCGACACGCGGAAATAAACCTGCGGCGAACCATACTGCTTGTAGAGTGACCAAATCTGCCGAAACACCTTCGACCAACACGCCATGAACTTGTCCACGTCGTTCTGATTTTTGACGCTGGCGAAAGTCGGGTCGGTTTCGCGCGACACGAACCCGTTGTATTGGTTGAAATCGGCGCGCAGTTGCGCCTCGCTCTTTTCGGTGCTCGGGTCGAACGCCGGGCGGTCGGCGTAGTGATACTCGTTGGCGCGACGCTCTGGCACGCGGGCACCCGCGCCCCAAACAACAGGCGGGCGCCCGGCTGGATAGAGCAGCGGGGGGCAAATTGCCAGCGACGCCGCATCGATCAACGAATCCTTATGAACCTTGATTTGCCGCTGAATCGGCTTGCCCGGCTCCGGGATTCCGCGCGTATCGTGCAAGCGCCGGGACAAAAACTCGCGTCGGAACAGGACGAACGGGTATTGTCCGTGCGCGTACCCCAGCAACCCGTACTTCGCGTAACCGTCCTGCAACTCATCGGGCGGCAAATGCGGGTTTAAAATCGTCAGGTAAAGCCCTGTGTTTCCATCTTCATCCGAAAGGCGCTGATAGGCAAAAACCACCGCAACAAGGTCGGTCTGCTTGTTGTCCTGGTACATGAACGACCGGCTGTTTGGCTGGTTGTATTCATTTTCGTTGAGGGTGACGTTTACGCCCCGGCACCGCTCGATGGCCCCCTCCACCCAATTCTTGTCCCAGCCGCTCGTGTTGGCGAAGGCGCGCAATTGCTCGGGGGTGTAATGTTCGACGCGGAAAATCGCCGGCGTGTTTTCCATGTCCGTCGAAAAATGCGGAATGAAAAGATTCTGGTTGAGGTTGAAGGCGCGGATGACCGGGCGCGATTTCTTGCGCCCCAACGTCGGAACGGTCGCCGTCTGATTCTGGCGCAGCTCGCCCAGCATCTTCTTCGCCTTGGCCCTTGTGCAGCCGTAAATCTCCTCGAAAATCGCCACAATGCTGTCGGCGGCTTCCTCGGCGAAAATCAGTTCCATCATGTTCAACTGCGGGAACTGTTGCTGCATCTGTTCCAGCGTCACCGTCGTCAGGATTTTCTCCTGTGTCTCCTCCCAGAACGAACCCACCGCCGCCACGCCCGTCTCCTCAAGGTAGTTTTCGAGCAATTCCACCTCGCGCTCGACCTCGGGGATCTGTGTCTGCACGAGCCAGCGCATGAAATTGGCGACCGTCTTCGCCCGCTTCAAATCATTCCCCTCGACCGGCACGGCCACAATGTTGGCTTTGCGAAAGGCCAGACACTTCATCGCCACCTTGGAATTGATGGCTTCGTCGGTCAGAAACACCTGAAGGTCGCTCGCCCCCTCCCACGGCGTCGGCGTGGTCTTGGAGCCTTCGCGCTGATGCTTCGTGCCGTCAGACGACTGGCCCGACCACAGGGCGTAGCGAGTGTTGTAGTTCTCCGTGCATTGATCAAAGAACCCCTGGAGGTTCGTCATCGTGTCATCGAACGACTTCTTGAGCAGCGAGAAGTCGGGGCCGTCGTTACCGACGGGCGCGAGTTGCAGCGCGGGGTCGGATGATTGGCCGTTGGCGAGATTGGTTCCAGAGAAACTTGACACCTTGCCGAATCGCTAAGGCTTCGGCCCAAAAAAGCAAGTCAGTTCAGTTTGAAGTGAACTACGGCATTTTCCGACCGTCAATTTCCGACAACATCTCTTCGGCCAATTCCATGATCTCGTAAAGTTGTATGGTTTGGTCCCGTGGAACATCTTTTGCGTTGCGCGCTTTGCAGGCAATGATTCCAAGGGCGGAAACTAAGCGATCGTAGGATGCCGCACGACGATCTCGTTCTTCTGTTTCGATAGATTTCATTAGTAAACCCCCGTTTTGCTTGGTGCCACCGCGCTCGCATCAACGTATTCGCAATTTCCTTTGCGCAGGTAACGCAAAAGATCGACAAAATCCTTCGTGTGCTCCTTCGACCCTAGCCGCCCCGTGTATTCGCTCATGCAGTAGATGAAATTCTGGCAGCGGTCGCTGATGAAAATGCGCGGCGAGTTGAGGCTGTCAATCGGCTTCGCTGCGTCGTAATGAAGCAGGTTGGAAATCAATTGAATCCCGTCCTCAATTTCGCCCTTGTCGGAATCCGATGATGCGGCCGGCGCTGGAATCACCGGCATCCCGCCATCTTCAAGATCGGAAATTACCGTCACCGCGCCCCGGTCTTTCGACTGGCGCTCGGCGGCACCCATGCGCGGGTCAATGAAACGCTCAAAAATCGTTTCGCCCTCTTCGTATCCGCGAATGAGTTCGATGTAGCCGGCAATGTCGTAGCCAAGCCCCTTCTGCGCCGGTCCCTCTTTGTCGCCCGGCAGCGCCCAATCGCCGTAACTGATGTCCGGCCACTCGCGGTAAACCCACCACGTATTCCGCGCGTCAATCGCCACCCATAACATGCACCAGTTCTTCGACCCACCCAAGTCGATGCTCATGTATCGCGTCGTCTTGTACGGAATCTCGTCACCCTTCGCGTTCTTCTTCAAATTCAGCCACGGGAGCTTTTCGTGCGCGATGACATGGACATCCCGGCTGAACAGCGGAAACGCCCCGCTGATGGATTTCGTCGGCACCCCATAGGCGCGGGCAAGGATGGTCGCCTTGTCCTCGGTGGCGTTGAGCTTCCAAAATTCCTTTACGTCGGTAAACGGATTGTCCTCGGTCCATGCGTAGTAGATGGCGCAGGAGTCCATTGAAAGACTCTGCTGCATGACCGGCAAATCGCGCCCCAGCCGTTCGCTGCGCTTTTTCACCAACGTCTTCGTCTTCGCCAGGATTTTCTCGATGGTATCGTTCCACCCGTCGATCACGGTGTAAGTTAGGAGAATCCGCCCGTGGTAGGTGAAGAGGCGATATTTGAGTGTGTTGAGCAGCGAGAGCGGAACTTTTTCATCCAGCCAAATCAGGTGGGCCTTGATGCCCTCGATGATCTGATCGTTCTGCTGGTACTGCGCGTAGTTGTAGAACTTGATGGAGCCGCCCCGCCGGTAGCCCTGGAACGGCGGGACGATGCAGATGCCGTCGGTGAAGCCATTCTTCTGGGTGTATTGGACGGAGTGATGGATGCCTTTTTTCGTCGGCAAGTTTCGGATATGCTCGGGCAGCGCCTCGTGAATGAACCGCTGTTGATCGTCGATGGAGCGTTTTTCCGAGACGTGAAAGGCGTAGGCTTCGCACTCGGGGATGTTGTTCATCGCCCAGACGGAGAGGCGAGAGCCGAACACCGTTTTGCCTGAGTTCGAATTTATGACACCGGCGCACATGTAGTTCCCGTATTTCTCCACCGTGATGTCCCACACTTGTTTTTGTCCAACCGGGACAATGGATGTAATTTCGACGCCCTCTTTCAACCACGGCACCCGGACTTCCTTTGGCCATTTCAGGCGGTCGCCAACTTTCAATGTTCCGGCAGTCGCCCATTTCCCATCCGGTAGCATGAATTTGTGACTTCGCGTGCAAGTAATATGACTGTGGTTGTTAATCGACCACTTGAATGTAAACTCAAACATTTCTTCCACGCCCTTAGTAAATGGTCTTGATGCTTGGGCCTTCCGCCATCTTTCCCCGTCCCAAGCGGCGACATGAAACGGCTTCTTTCTATCCTTGATAGCAATTTCCGTTCTTGTAACCGGGTCATATATGGGAGTTGTTCCGGCAACGCATTGATTTCCGCCGAGCAAAACGTGAATTGCGTACTTCTGGAAATTCTCCATGATCAACTCCCATGACGGCAGACTCCATCCGGCCTCAACCGGAAACACCTGCGAGCGGGCCTCGACGATCTGCTTCGCGTTGGCGAACTCGCGCAACTGCTGGTCGGACGCCCGCGCGATTTGCTCGTCGGTCGGGCTGCGCCACGGAATTCCGAATTCAGGACGGAAATGATCAGAATAGTGAATTTTACGGGGCACGTAGATCCTTCGGTTCCTTGTTGAAGGCCAGGGCGCGCATGTCTGCCAAATGTCTTTCGACGGCGGCAAGCGCGCCGGCACTCCCGGTCCCCTCGGTTGGCCGGATGCCGATGCGCCAAAGCTCATCCATGAATTGCTGCGCTTGTTCAGTGCCAAGGTGGAATGCGGGTTCCTTGTTTTTCCCCTCTTCATCTTGCGTCACTATTTTAAAAATTAGCGATTGAGCGTAAGCGCATGTTTGACGATCAGGTGTCCATGAGGTTTGCCTCAGCCAGAACTGAACGTGCCTTTGAAACGGGTCCAACGAGCAAAAAACTTCGGTTTTGTTTCCGTAAATGTTCATTTTTGTTGACAATGTGTGACACGCCTGCCACGTCAAGCACCAATGAAGAAACGAACCACCCCAAAGAGGCTGCGGATGGTGAGGTTGGAGCCAGACGTGGCAACCACGGTGCAGAAACGGCGAGTGCGGAACGGGCGAACGGTACAGGGCGAGGTCAACACGACACTGCGGACGGCGTATGAATTTCCGCTACCGGATTCTTTTGTCGGCGCGTCCAGCGCGAACCGCGCGATGACGGAACTTCGGCGCGCGCGGAAGATGGTGGAGGTGATGCGATGAGTGCACTAATCGACATCACTGGACGACGGTTTGGACGTTTAGTTGCGTCATCCAAACATCGCTCAGTTAATAAAAGGACACTCTGGTTTTGCAAATGCGACTGCGGGGTAACGAAGTTTGTCTTGTCGTCGAACTTAATCAGGGGGTTATCCAAGTCTTGCGGATGCCTCATTGCGGATACTTCCAGAAAGCATGGTGCCACCACTGACAAATCACGACGGCGCTTCTATGGTGTGTGGCGTGGGGTATTGGACCGATGCCGCAACCCACGCAGCAAAGCTTTCAAGTGGTATGGGGCAAGAGGAATCACGGTCTGCGAAGAATGGCATAGCTTCGTGGCTTTTGAAGCCGATATGTGGCCCGGATATAAACGCGGATTGCAATTGGACCGAATAGATAACGACAAGGGGTACTACAAAGATAATTGCCGGTGGACAACTTCGCTTGTAAACAACAACAATACCCGGCGAAACCTTCGACTAACACTAAACGGGGAATGTCTGACAGCGCCGGAATGGGCGCGAAGAACAGGGATCGGTGTTGGGACGATCCATTCTCGCGTCATTCGTGGAGGATGGACCGATGAACAGGCGCTTACGGCTTCAATAAAAAAAGGGCATCGCCATGACATCTGAACCACTGTGGCCTGAATCATACGGAGTTCACCCCGACCACTGCCGCGATGTAATCGAAGGCGGCTCCTACGACGTACCCTTCAATCCGGCAACCCCACCCGTGATTCTGGACATTGGCGCGAACGTCGGCGCCTTCGTGCGATGGTCCGTCAAGCGGTGGCCGGGTTGCGTGATTCACGCCTACGAGCCGCATCCGGGGAATTTTGCGCTGCTGACACGAACCATCAACGCGCTGGAATCCCAAGAAGGCATCAACTGTCACAACGTTGCCGTCGCCGAAAAAGAATCCGTGTCCGCCCTTTCGTTCGCCGGCCTCAACTGTGGCGAATGGTCGCTGCTCATCCAACCGAAAGATGCCAAGGAAACCGTCCAAGTACGCACCATTTCAGCAGCCACGCTTCCCGTCGCCGACATCCTGAAAATCGACGCCGAGGGCGCGGAGATTTTCATCCTCGGCACACTCAAGGACCGCATCGCCGAATTTTCGGCGGTGATGATGGAAGTCCACAACAACGAGTGGTTGCCGGCGATCATTGGGATGCTGCAACGCGCCGGCTTCACGATGACCGGCTACCAATCACCTTACCCGAATCGCACCGAATTGAAATTCGTCAAAACCAACCTCCTGCCAAAAACATCACCATGAGTCTCACCGTCCAAGCCCAGTCGCTTCCGATTCTGCCGCGCCAGTCCATTACGGCGCCGATACATACCAAGGTGCTCGCCGCCGACATCGATCCGCGCCACAACAACTGTCTGCTATGGACGCTGGCCAACGATGAAAAGGGCGACGAGAAGCCGAAGAAGGAATCCATCGAAGTCATCATGCTGCGGCTCGGCGAGGCGCTGGAGCCGGTGAACGCGAAGTACGTCGGCAATTTCAAGAACAACGCGGGTGCCGTGCATGTGTTCATCCTGCGCGAGTCGGACCGTCTCTTCTCCCTGCCTAGCAAATGAGCGACAACACCAAACTCCGCGTCCTCATCACCTGCTCCGCCCGTGGCGGCGTCCCGTACTGGTGGTTCTCCGCCTACGACCGGACGCTGCAACTGAATCACCCGGAGTACCATTTCGACTTCCAGCTCGAATCCGGCAACAACGCCATCAACATTTCTCGCAACATCGCGGCAGACACCGCCATCAAGCAGGACTACTGGAAACTCGTCCAGATTGACGCGGACAACTTCTGGACGCCGGAATTGTTGGTGCGCCTCGTCTCGCACCGCGAAGACATCGTGGCGATGCCCTACTGCAAGAAACAGTCGGGGCCGGTGAAATTCCTGATGGTGAAAACGCCTGGTGCCGCGCCGCGCGCCGACGGCCTGCTCGCCTGCGATTTCATGGGCACCGGCATGATGGCAACGTCGGTGGCTGCGCTGAAGGAGATGGTCGCGTGTTTTCCGGAGCGTGAATTCGTCTACGATGATGACGACGGGAAGGGGGAGGCGGTGATGACAGAACTTTTTCCTATCGGGGTGGTCGGTCCAAATTCGGCGGCGGGGCGGCTCGCGCGAATCAAGAAGGTCATTGCCGACAACAAGGAGCGGGGCAATGGCAACGCCGAGGGTGCGCTCCATGTGGTCGAATCAATCTTGGCGGCGAAGCATCCGGCGAAATCGCGCTTCCTCGGGGAAGATTATGGCTTCTGCGCACTCGCCCGCAAAACCGGCCTGACGCTCTGGTGCGATACCGGCGTCATCGTCGGGCACGTCGGCGATGTCGTGTACCCCATCGGCCCCGACAAACTTTCCACGGCGAACGATATTCCAACGCACACGCACAACCTCGACGAATGGTGAAAACGCTCGACCGCAAATTCCATGATCACATTCGACGAACCACTTCCGAAGTTCATCCCGACGAAAAACCACCATAACGTGATGTGTTGGGCGCATCAGGTTCACACAAGACCCGATTTTTCTTCGCGCTTGTATTTTGAAGCCATGAACGGAGTTATCAGCGCAAACATGCATCTTCACATGGATATTTTTCCCCAATGCACTCGTGTTTTCAGCGGTTACTGGACACCATCAGTAGACTCAAAAAAAGAACTTCTGGCTTTGTTTCACGAACACTACGGGCTCGTTCCGTTTGAAGATGCGACATACGAACAAAAGGTGGCAATTCTATGCACGCCGGAACATCCAGAATGGCAAAGGCTCTTTTCAACAAAATGACTGACGCCGAAAAAGGATACCATGAATATCTCGAAAAGGTATTCAGGCGTGAGAAGAAAACACCTGATCTTTATTGGTCAGGATCGCGTCGTAAATTAGCTGATTTTTTATCAGCATTTGCAAAAGCGGAACAGAAATTATCACAATGTCAAAATACACCCCGGCAGAAAAACTCGCCCGACAACAACTCGTCAACGCGAAGCTGAGAATACGGCAAAAAATGATCGCGGGCGATGTGAAGGGCGCGCGGGAAATTGCCACTGAGTACGGCATCACCATCTGGGACGCGCGGCTGGCGCTCATCTACAACAATGCATCGGAGCCGTTTTACGCAAAGCTGGCCCTGGAACTTGGCGAAACCCACGAGCCGCCGCCGGACCCTGTGCGAACGCTGGCATGGGATGAGTCTGGCGAGCCGCCGGCATCTCAAGCGGAAACGACCACTCCGTTTCCACAACCTGAAATAGCATCGCCCGCGCCAGAACCAATCGCGCCGATTGTGACAGCACCAGTGGTTCAGACACCGGCAACTGTGCCACCGCCGCCACCCGCACCGCCGCCAGCGCCAACCCCGCTTGAATCCGTGAAAGGCTGGCCGGTCAAAGCCGACGCAACCGTGTGGGCGCTCTGCCCTAATCGCGCGCTCGTTGTCATCCAGCTTCCCGACGGCCGCACAGCCTCGATGTGGAAAGGGCGGCGCATCTTCAAGATTTACGACAAGGTTCAGGTGGAGCTGGCCGAGTGTGAGGCGGACCCGATTTACGCGGTGGCGCGAATCTAACCATGCGCCGCGTCCTTCTAGCCGTCCCGCTGAAAGGCGAACTCTCCTCTGGTTTCGTCACCAACTGGCTGGAAATCGCGAAGGCGAAAATCGACGGCGTAAAACTCACCCTTTCGTTTTTGGAGGGGGCGCCAGTCCACCAGGCCCGCAACGAAATCGCCGACCACGCCATCGTCAAAAACTTCGACGAAGTGGTGATGGTGGACAAAGACCTGAATGTGCGGTTGGTCGACCTGACCCGCATCCTTTGCCATGACGTTCCGGTGGTCGCCGGGCTTTACTGCCAGCGGGCGCTTGATACGTTCTGGCACCTGAAGGTGTGGTCAAAAGAGGAAAAAGCGAATGCCAACGGACTGCTGCGCGTCAATCAGTGCGCCATTGGTTTTTCCAAGATCAAAGTGAGCGCGTTGCTCGAACTGGCAAATGACAATCCTGACCGCGAAGGATTATTACGCGATGCCAATGGAAACTGGCGGACGGTGTTTGAGTTTTTTCCAACAGGGTTAGCTGGACCCAACACACCAGAAGCCCGATTGGATGAACTCCGGGGACTGGCATACGCGGAAGACTCAATTCCAAGTATTGAAATTCTCCGCATTCTGTTGGAGAAAAACCCTGAACCAAACCTCCATGTCGCCGAAGACTATGGCTTCTGCGCGTTGTGCCGAAAGAGCGACATCCCCTTGATGGTGGACACCCGCCTTGTCGTGCAGCACAATGGGAGCGTCCCGCTGCCGATTCCAACCGATCAGCTTTTTCGGATGCTCAATGAATCGTGGAGAAATGTGCAGCCGAACAATCACAATGATTGACGCGCCATCATTTGCTTCACTTGAAGCTGAAAACGCCCGGTTGCGCGCCGCGCTCTCCGACGCAAACCACGGACTCAACGCGATGGCGACGAAGCTGACCATTTGCGGGGCGCTCCTCGGCTTCTCGACCGACGATTCTCCCGACCAAATTCGCGCACAGGTAAAACTCAAACTCAGAATCCCATGAGCATGATTTCCCATCATCAATCTCACCTCTCGGCTTTCAACCAAGGGGGCTACATGACAGCAATGGAAGGAGTGCTTGATTTTGTTGAACGCGGTTGCCAGCGATTTATGAAATCTGGCGGTGGCCCGCTCACCCAGGACGCACCCAACCGCGCGCCGGGGAAACACAGCAACGACTACGCCTATCGCGTGCATCCTGAACAGGCGGCGGAGATGGTGCGGAAATCCAACGCCGGGTTGTCGCTGCAACAGATTGCGCGTGAGGTTGGCGTTTCGACCAACACGGTGGCGCGGCACACGCGGGACGCGAGAAAATCATGCGCGCCATCCGCATAACCGACATGCCGCCCGCGCCGCCTTACAGCCATGTGCTGAACGAAGCGGCCAAGCGCGGCATATTGTTGCTGGGCGAAAACGCGACAGACCACAACGGAGTAATCATCGTCGGCCTCTGCGACTACCTGCACGACATGAACAAGCACGCCCTTGAACTGGAACGGCGGATTGAAAACCTGGAGGCGGGATTATGACCCAAAGTGAGGCCATCCAAATCATCAACGTCGATGAAGCGGTAGCGAAGTTGCTGGCACTCGGCTGGACGCGAAAACGGTGCCGAAAGTGTTTGGGATGGACTTTTGACCCACCATGTCCCGACTGCGCAAACAACGGCTGGCAGTGGGAGCGACCGAAGAAAGACGACGAAGAACCGAATTACGACGCGCCCAAGCCGATCACACCAACTGAAAACTGGCAGCTCAACGATGAGCACCACCAATGAGCGACGAACTCGAAACTCTTCCGGCGCTGCGCGGGCTGGGCAAGCTCGCGGATCTCAGACCAACAATCATCACCGACACCAGAGAACAGGACGCCCTCGTGTTCACTCGCCTACCATCTGTCCGTACCGCGCTAAAAGCCGGTGACTATTCCGCACTCGGACTTGAGGAGCAAGTCGCATTTGAGAGAAAATCAATTCCCGATCTGGTAAGTTGCTGCGTCAACTCCAACCGCGACAGATTCGAGTGGGAGCTGCATCGTTTGTCTGGATACAAGTTAAAACGGCTCGTAATCGTCGGGGACCGCGACGCCATCGCCCGTGGTGAATATCGAAGCCAACTCAATCCCAAGGTGGTGTTCTCCACTCTCTCGGCATTTGAAATCCGCTACGGAATCCCGTTCGTTTTTTTCCCCACACCCGCCGAAGCTGCGCTTGAAATCGAACGCATGATTTGGTGGGCGGCGCGCGAAGTGGTTGAATCGGCGAACGACCTGCTGCGCGGCAGCCAACCGGAGCCGCCGCCATGACCCCGCCCGCCGAACCCGACTTCCGCGACCGCATGGAACGGCTCGCCCTTGCCATCGCGTGCCTCGACAACGACGCCGCGCGCTCGACCTTCCGCCACTGCGCCGCGATGTTCCCGACCGCCTCGATTTTCTGGAACGCCGATGAATGGACCGCGGAACTCGTGGGCGATGATGTCAGCATCGTCGTCTCAACGCCTCCACCAGAAAAGCCGCAATGACCCTCTTCACCCCGGGCCACGCCCCCAGCGCCTTCCTCGCCGCGTTCCACGGCGAACAGGTGCTGCTGCTCTGTAAGCGCATCGGCAAGGAGCCGCAGCAGGGCTGGCTGATTGATGATTCCATAGAACGGCTCATGGCCACCGCCCTCCACCTCGATATGCGCCGCCCACACGTTCGCCGCGCCGGCCGCGAGGGGCAACATATTGTTCTTGAAGGGGCGACGCTGGCGCGGGCCATCGCCGAAACAAAACAACTCGATTACGCGATATGAAAACGCCCGACCTGAACATCCCGCCCATTGTCCATGAGTGCCTGGCGCTGCGTGAACTTGTTGAAGATGCGGAAATGATGCTCACCATCGCCCACGCGCCCACCGAATGGAAACTCGCCGACTGGGATGGTGCCGTCTCGCAATGGTGCGCCCAAAAGGCGGCGCTGCGCACGAAGACCACCGAGGAGATTCTTGCGGAACGGGAGAAGGGGGATGAGCCATGACCCCCGCCGAAGAATCCGCCCTCTCTGAAGCCAAGGCCATCCTCCTTGTCCACTTCGACGCTTTCACGATTTCCAGTCGCGTGACCGACGAGGACGGGGCCAGCCGCATCAACTCCGACTGGCACGGCGCGCTGTCTGACGTGATTGGTATCCACCGCATCACCGGATTGCGGCTGGATCAGATTGCCATCGACCGTGGCGGAAAACCGGACTTTTCGTTATGATGCCCAACCTCTGCCCCCTCTGCCGCGCCGTCAACATTGTCGCCACCCGCGCCGGCCCGACCTGCACCCACGGCAAACTCCCCGCCGGCACCGCGTGGTTTCCGCCGTGGTGGGGCGAAAAAGAAACGCCCGTAGCGCAGCGCACGACTTGGCTGCGCGCCAATCTTTCCGCCATCCAGAAACCGTAAAATACCATGTCTGCTACTCTTGATGATCTCCTGACCGAACTGCGCGCGATCCGCACCGCGCTCGAATCCCGCCCGCCCGCACCGCCTGCTCCCGCGCCCCGCGTCTACCCGCCGTCAACGCTGCCGCCGCAGCCGGCCGGCGTCATGCCTGTCATTCCGCAGCCCGCGATGATTATAGATTCAGCAGGAGAAATTTTGGTGCATTTCGGGAAAAATTTGAATGTCGCACTGAAGAATCTCACCGACCGCTCGCTTGCCTGGTATGCCGAAGAAAGGGCCGCCAAACTCAAAGACGACGGCACACCTTTCACGCCGCGCCCCGCCGACACGCTTCTCCTCAACGCCGCCCGCACCTATTACCACCAGCAGCACGGCACCCTCACCGGCGACGTGCCGACCGCCACCAGCGACACGACGGAGCGGGTGAATCTCGCGCAGACGCCGCGTGTGCCGAAGCCGGTTGAGCCACGGTCTAAGATTGACGAGGAGCTAGACGCGACCGTGCCGTTCTGACAAAGTGGATACACGGCAGGGTAAACGCCCCGCAAAAGATTTCCCTTGCCATCCCCGTCACGCCCCGTCACGACTTGTGACATGGCTACAAAACGTGAAGTTCAACCGCGCCTCGTCCCTGACGTGGCGCGCGAAGTAAAGCAACGCGCCGAGGCGGGCAACCGCACGGTTCCCCAAGAGGTGAATCACGCGCTTCGGCACCACTACGGGCTGGCCTATGGTCAGCCCAGCAAGAAAAAGGCCGCGCCATGAACGTAATTTACCTTTGCGGCCACACTGATGGCATTGACTGCGGCAGCGGCCAGCGGAATACTTATGATTTCGTGACCTTAGATAAAGCGACTGCTGAAACGCACAAATCTAAGTGGAAAGGCTCGTGGTCAACGGAAGGTTGGTATCGAGAGATGCCGTGCGAGGAAATCGCAACACTGCGCGCCGAACTCGCCGAAGCCATTTCCCAACGCCACTTCTTTTGCGACGAAAACAAACGGCACATGGACGAGCGTGACATCGCATGGAAAGCCCTACGCCTTGTTCTTGCTTGGTGGGATGGCCCAGAAGGGCCGGAAATGCTATTCTCTGAAGGATGCCAAATGCTGCGCGCAGTCCGTGACGCTTTGCCAAAGGAGACGCAGCCATGACCGCCGCGATTTACAGCCGCATTTCTACATCAGGGCAAAATACCACCAACCAAGTCGCCGACCTGAAGAAACTCGCCGCCGCTCGCGGCTTCACCCTCGTCAAAGTCGTCGAAGAAATCGAAAGCGGGGCCAAGCGTCGCCCCGCCCTCGAAGCCCTGCTCGCCGCCGACGGCTACGATGTCCTCCTCGTCTGGGCACTCGACCGCCTCGGACGCGGCGGTGCGCTCGAAGCCCTGACCATCATGGAGTCGCTGAACAAACGCGGCATCTCGGTCATCTCGGCGCAAGAAAGCTGGCTCGACACCTCGGCGGACAACCCGATGCGCGATGTCCTCATCACGTTTTCCGCGACGATTGCGAAGATGGAACGCGCCCGCCTGATCGAGCGCACCAAAGCCGGCCTCGCCTCGGCCCGCGCTCGCGGCGTCATCCTCGGCCACCCGTCCACGCGCCTCGTCCCCGACTGGCGCGAGAAGATCGACGCCTGGCGCATCTCCACCGGGGGCGTCGGACTGCGCCAGCTTCGCCGCGACTTGGGCGGGGTGTCGCTCTCGACGGTGGGAAAACTGCTCGAACGTCACCCGGCGCTTGCCGACCTCGCCGCATGAATGCCGATCAAGTGATTGCCCCGGAAATTGCAGTTTGGACGAAGAAACTCCCGAGCCGAAGCGGCTTTTACTGGTATCGCGAAACCCCTGCATCGGAACCGGACATCGTAATCTTTCAACTGCGCGGCGGACCTGTTCACTTTCTCCCTTATGTCTGGCGCTTTGCTCCCGCGAAACCGCTGGGTGGAATGTTCTACGAACACATCGAAGGGGAATTTTGGAGCGAACAGATTTTTTCGCCACCGCCCCGCTCTTGACTCCGCCGCGAGTTTCGCTTTTTAGTTAGCTTCTCAGTACGCACTGGCGCTTCACCAGTTCTCTTCACGTCATCTCCGACTCTTCACTTTCCTTCACGGGAAACGCCGCGCCCTGACCGGGGTGTGCCGTGCCTTTGGCGCGGATGAAGCCATCTCGGCGGGGCGCGGCGATAATTTATCCGCCATGCCAAAACAAACATTCGTCTGCGACTTCGGGGAAGGCATCAGTTGCTCCATCGTCGTAAACAACACCCGCATATTCCAAGGTAAGAGTCATGTCGTCGGATGCGAATGGAAAGGGGTCAGCTTGCCAATGAAGCCGGAAATCTACGCTAGGATTTTAGCACCGTATCGGGAATGGATTCACTCGATCAACCAGCAAGCCGTAGAAAAAACCACCAAGAAGATGTTGTATTGCCTGATGACCGAACGAACCAAGTGGGAAATGTGGGTCTACGAACAGGGGAAAAAACCAGAACTTCAACCATGACCCCCGCCGAATCATTCGAAACCGCCCGCCCGGTCATCTCCCCGCAAGAAGCGGCCGAAGCCATCGCCCTCGGCGTCAAAGCGTCCGGCGTCAACGGCACACACCCAACACCATCCTTTGGGCGCACCCTCCCCCACTCCCTCGAAGCCGAAGAACAC